CCCGCATATACCTGTTATTCAACGAGGTCAGCGGATTTTACCATGAGTTTTCCAACGGCACGGGTAGGGGGGCTTTGTCGGCTGGCTATGTGAATCCGATCGCCAAGAATTGGGACACGAAGGCTTGGCCTGAGATCACCGCTGCCCACGCCAAGGCCGTCAAGCATGGCTGCGATCTGGTGCGCAAGGGGGCCTGACATGTGGCAGATCGACAAGACGATTCCCCTGACCGTCCGCCGCTGGATTTATGGTGTCGCCACCGCTGTGATTCCGCTGCTCATCGCCTACGGTGTGGTCGATGATCAGACCGCCCCGCTGTGGGTGGCGTTGGTGGCTGCCGTGCTGGTTCCCGGTATGGCGACGGCTGCGACGGTGCCGTCGAACGCCTCGGTGGTGGTCGAGCCATCCGATGATCCACAGCCAGAGGCTGTCGAGGATGGCCCTGCGGTGATCGACGCGGAGGCGGCTCCACGCCGGGCGGCTGATCCAGATGTGGATGATCTGGCATGAGCGAGCCGAAGCTCCCCTCAGAATACAAATTCGGTTTGGTGACGGCCCGGGCTATCCGGGCCGTCGGAGACATGGGGCCCGAGGATGACCCCTATCCTGACGGACCACCAGTCAAGCTTGCCAAAGCTGTGACGTTCACCCCGGCCGACCGGTGGCGTCTGGTGTCTGGTGACCCGTCGCAGCGTGTCATCCAAGAGGCGATCGTCGCCGACTTCGACGCCGACGGATTTTTGAGCTTGCATGGCCAGGCCGGCTTGTGGCTTTACGCCGGTGTGTGGCATGTGCGGTTTGCCGACGAGCTGGGCTGGGATGGCATCGACATTCAGGTCACCGCCGAGCACACCCGGGATCATCCGCTGGATTTGTGGACGGCGGCGGGATTTGTGCCCGCCCCATCGGTGACGGTGACGACCCTGCTGGTGCCTGCCTCCGTGGCCGACGGGGATGTGCTCATCCGTGAGGGTGATCATGTCACTGGTGTGCCCCAATCCACGTTCACCGGTCCTCCGGGTCCTCCCGGGCCACCGGGTCAGCCGTCGACATTCACCGGGGCGGGCAAGGGGCGACCGGACATGCCCGACACCCTCGACGCCGCCGGGCGCAGCTGGGTGGCATCTGCACCGGTGGGTGCCGTGTGGTGCTCCACCGATGGCGCCGGGGTGGGGGCGTGGCAGTGGCAGAAACTGCCTTCCGGATGGAGCGTGTCGATGGGAGACACTGGGGTGGTCAACCAGACCAGCAGCCCGGCGTTCATCTCGGCACTCACGTCGCCGGACGGCACCCTGCAGCTGTCCTCCGATGCCTTGATCACGGCGCGGCGCATCGGCTCGTTGGTGATCCTCAACACCACCCTGAAGCACACCCGGAACGTGTCGAGTGTGACCAGCACGGGGTGGCCCGCCGGCTGGCGACCCAGAATCGCGTTCTCCACGCCGGCGCTCACGGCGTCCAGCAGGGACGTGTGCCGACTTTTCCTCAACTCTGGTGGCAACCGCTCATCCATGACTGGTGATGTCGTGGACAATCTGGAGGTGCATGCGGTGTTCGACACGGATGATCCGTGGCCGACCAGCCTCACATGATTCCATGATCTCCTGTCGAGGATCACTCTCCCCCGGGATGCCCATTCGGGTGTTCCGGGGGCCTTTTCGTGTCTCTGGGGGTGCGCCCCACTAGATCGCTCACTTCTTATGATCGTTTCTGGCAGTTGCTTGACACAGACTGCCAGGGGTGGCAGT